TTTGCCGGAGCTGGTGCCGCGACCGCAACAGCTGCGGCAACGGCTGGAGCGGCAACCGCTGCAAGCGCTGGAACAGCTGCGGCACTAACCACCGCCACAACCGCAAGCAGTATCATTTCAATTTCACAAGTTCTTAGCGCTGGCTCAGCTTTGATGGCAATCGGGCAAGGTGTGGCGGCGAGCCAGACGGCCAAGGATCAAGCGCGCTTTGGTCAGGTAGAGGCTGCGCAAAATCTAGCACAAGGCGCGTCACAGGCGCGGGATCTTGCGCGGCAATATGCCGAGCTTACGGGCGAACAAAAAGTGATCCAGCTGGCCAACGGGCTCGATATCGGGGTGGGTACGCCGGTCAATGTGCGCGAAAGCACGGCAAAGCTTGCAGATCGAGATTTGGACAACACGCGCAAAAATTCTAGCAACCGGGCTGCAATGGCTCGGCTTCGCAGTCGGGGCCTTATGACTGAGGCTCGATCATCTCTTGCCGCTGGCTTTGGTAACGCTGCGCAGATCGGTGCTAACGCCTTCCAACTGACGGGATAATAAAATGCCTTCAATTCGTCGCTACGGTCCCGCTCTAGTACAACCACAGGTATCGCCTCGGCCGGAGCTGGGGCGCGGCCGCGAGCAAACCTTTGCCGCATTTCAGCAAGTTTTCGAGGGGGCAAACGCCTTTATTCGGCCAGCGGTCGAGCAAGTGCAAACCGCGCGCGGAGAACAAGAAGCGCTGGCCTCGGTTGATGAAACCGGGCCTGAGTTTGGCCTGGAACGCAGACGCCCTGAAACGGCAATCGATTTGGTTCTTGGAAACCAAGCACAGCCGTCGGCTCGCAACATTTTAACGGGCCAAGGTGCGCGCAGCCCAGGGCCAACAAATGAAAACGCCTCAATTCTTGAAGCTTTTCAAGGCGAGCTTGTGCCTGGGCTGGCCAATATCGATTACAGTCAGATCGGTATTCGAGACGATCCGCTCGATCCTAATGTCATTAGCAACCTGAACGGCGTTATTCGCCAGCTGGGCCCTGGCATAGACGTGCGCGTGACCAGTGGAGGACAACCACCAGCGGGCGCAGCTGGACCAGGCGAGCGCACAGGGTCGGAACGTCACGATCATGGCGGCGCTGCGGACATCGTTCTAATGCGCGACGGCAACGCGGTAACACCAGCGCAAGAGCCCGAGCTTTACGAGCAGTTTTTCAATCTTGCAGCTCCACACTTCCCAGGCATGGGCCATTATGATTGGGGCGTTCATGTTGGGGGCGGATCAACTGCGTTCTGGGGGCCTGACACAACAGGCGCGACGGCAGATCCACGCTTTGCCAGGGCAGCGGCGGCAGGTCGCCGCGGTGCGTACTTCACCGCCCAAGTGGCCGATGGTGCCGGAGCCGCTGATTATGAGCTGCGCGTTCTAAACGAAAACACCTTTGAACCTCGTATGCCTTTCACGGTGCGCGATATTGCCTTCAATCACGCAGCTGATCGAGTGATTGGAGCGCGTGCGCAATCCGCCCTAGAAGAAGGGATGCGGATTGCGCAGGCCCGAGCTGATGGCGATCTGACAGTGTTGCGGGAGGAGATGGCCCGCGTTCAATCAAGAGTTATGGCCGAGCTGCCCAAGGAATTGCCAGGCTTAGCGACCGAGCTTCAAGCCACCTATGAGCGCAGCCGATTAGTAGCTGAGCGCCAAGCGATCGATCTCGCACAACGTCGCGTCTTTCAACAGCAAGAGACGGCGCTGAGTGGCGCGGTCGATGCAACGATGCAAGAGGCTGAGCGGCTTGCCTTGACGGGTGGCACAGCTGCGGAGCTGGCCGATCACATGGCCCAGGCAACCGACATGCTGGCACAGTTTGGCCCGCGTGAAGGCTTTGAGATTGCGGGCCGCGTTTATCCACCAGATCCAACACGCGCCGGAACCATGACGGCCGATGCTTTGGCCTCAAACATGGCCACGATCAGCACGGGTTCGCGTCGCCTGATGATCGAAGCTGACTTCATGCGGTCGGGCGCTCCTGGTCAATATGTCGAGGAGTTTCGCAATCAGGTGTTTGCTGGTAACTCACCTTTGCCAGCGGGCGAAAGCCTGGATCTTTTGCGGACATTGCAAAGCCGAGCCAACACCACCGAAAGCGCTCGCAGAACTGCGGCCGAGGCCGAACGGCGGCGGTTAGAGCAAGGGATGCGCGACACGATCAACGCCTATGTTTCAATGGGGGATGCTGGGGTGCCGGTTGCGATCCCGCAAGAGGAGCGCGCGCGGATCATCTCGGCGCTTTCACCCTTTCCAGATCTCCAGCGTGAAGCGCGGCTAGAGTTTGCCGTCGCAGATGCTCAAGTGCAGACGCACGGCATGAGTGGCGATCAGCTGATGGCCTACGTTGAGCGGATCCGAGGTGACATGACAGGGGCCGTCGAGCGCGGAGAATTAAATTTGGCTGGCGCAGCTGTCATTGGAAGCCTGCAAGATCGCATTAGCCAGGTCCAGGATGCAGTGACGGCTGAAACCGTCGGCCTGCCAATGATTGAACAACTGATTGCAAGCGGCGGCACGGCTGACGAGGTGGATTATGACGGCCTACGCGATCAAGCTGCGGGCAATCCCGACGTTCTAAACGCAATCGCAGAAGTTGAAGCGTTTCACCGAGACGTGGAAACACTAGGCAATATGTCGGCGGCTGAGCGTGAAGCGGTGCTAGAAAATGGGCGTCAAGCTATGGCCGAATTGGCCGCTATGGGCGAAGAATATGGGTCGGGCGCCTTAACGTCTCAGCGTGTCATTGAAAGGCTTGGCGAGTGGTCCGAACATCGGCGCGAGATGGCGGGCCGCGATCCGGTCCAGTTTGCTAATTCCATTGGCGTTGAATTGTCGAGCTTTGATGGCGTCGAAAACATGACAGACGTGGGCACAGTATTGACCCAGCGGATCAATGCTCTGTCTCCGCATACTGCAATGGAGGGCTTTGATACGACGGTGCCGCTTACAAGAGCCGAGATTGAGGGGATCTCTGATGTATTCCTGACCAGCTCACGGCCGGATCGCGTCGAGTTCTTGGGCATGATCTCTGAGCTTGGCGAAGATCAGGCAATGGCTGTGTTTGAAAGCATTGGCCAATCAGAGCCGGTTCTTTATGCGGCCGGGGCAGTTTATTCGATGGGCAACCAGCAAGCGGCCGGTGTGATTTTGCGCGGCGCTGTTGACACCAGGCTTGAGGGCGGCGGGCCTGTTGATATGGCCACAGCACGCGAAAGGGTCTTAGCACCATTGCTTACGTCCGACATGATCGCAGGCGAAGGCATTGCCCAACTGGATGCAACAGCCTTGGCCTATGCTCGCGGATTGGCAATGGCCGCTGGTGGCCGAGCAATTACGTCAAACGATATTGAGGACGGTTATGGAATTGCGCTGGGCAAACAAGCCGACGGCACTGGCGGGCTGGCCGAGACGCGCTATGGGCCGACATTGTTGCCGCCTGGCTGGGACGAGCGCAGAACATCACGGGCAATTAGAGCAATTGACGATGAACAGCTGAGAGAAATTTCAGGTGGCAGCGTTGTGGATAGGTTTGACCGGGTGTTTACAGCGGAAAGTCTTGAGCGCTCTATTGAGGGGCTGCGGCCGTCGCCTGATAATCCAAATGTTTTGGTTCCTGTTGATGCTGACGGCAACGTGTTTCTGACACAGAACGGCGATCTGCGCGGGATCCTAACCTTTGATTTAAGTGAGTTTGAATAATGGCGCGACTTGTCCAGCTCCAGCCAATTGACCCAGGCGCGACCCAAGGCTCACGCACACCCATAGGCGAGGCCGTCGGCAGCGGCTTTACGAGTGCATACACTTTGGGCACGCGTGCCGAAGGGCTCCGGCAGCAAGAGGTTTATGGTGGCTGGCAGGACGTATTTGACAGGACCATCCAGGGCTATTTAGATCTGCCAACAGATCTTGGCCGCTCCGTTGCGGAGCAGGGGTTTGAACCTGACGAGGAAACCCTTGGCCAGCTCATGCAATGGGCGCAAAGCACGGCCGTCGAAAACAGCATTTTAATAACGCCGGAGATGGACCCGGCCGCTGTCATGGCGCGGCGCGAAGAAGTCTATAACCGTGATGCCGCTGTTGTGGACCGCGAGCAAGAAGTTCTAAGCCGGGCCAGCCCTTTTGCGCGCAACACTGGTAACATCGTTGGGGGTCTTGGCGCTGAGCTATTTGACCCGATTAACATCGCAACACTGCCCCTCGGCGCACCTGCTCGGGTTGGGTTTCTGGCGACTGTAGCAATTGAAGCAGGTATCAACGCGCTGATCGAGACGGTGGACACGCCAAACAGAAACGCCATTGCCGAGGGCCTTGGTCAAGATGGCTCGCCCTGGTACGAAAATGCGGCGCTGGGTGCGTTGTTCGGTGGCGGTTTTGTTGTTGGGGCGCGTGCTGTCGGTGCGACCGGCCGTGCGGCCGGTAGGGTCGGGCTGCGTGGAATAGAGCGCCTGGGCCGAACGGTGCCGAGCCGTGAAGCAATCCGCGAATTGACAAACATCATGTCAGGCCAAGGTGAAGGCGCGCTTATTGCGGGGCAGGTGCGCCGCGACATAGAGGACGAGCAGGCAGCAAACGGCGATGGCGACGGAGCAGGGGTGCGCGAACACCTTCAACGCGCTCAGGAAGGCGCACAGGCGGCGCAAGAGGGCCGGGCTCCAGACATGCCAGAACGCCCTATATTCGCCACGCCGCGTTCTTCGATCCTGAGTGGAGAGATTGAAGAAATAAACCCGCGTGAATTGGAAGTGCAACCAGACGTATTCCAGTTTCGCTCGAATGTCGTTTCCGAAGGTGGCCAAACACAAAGGCTGCTTGATGTAACGGAATGGCGCTCAGAGCGCGCAGGGATCCTGATCGTTTACGAATACGCTGACGGCACACGCGCCGTTGCCGATGGACACCAGCGCACAGGGCTGGCGACCAGGATCATGGATCAGACCGGCCAAGAAATCAGAATGGCCGCGCGCGTTTTTCGAGAAGCTGACGGGTTTTCAACAGAGGATATTCGCGTCCTGGCCGCGCTGAAAAACATTGCAGTGCCGCGCGACGGCATGTCAACGGCAATGGCCCGTGATGCCGCTAGGGTTCTACGCGTGCAGCCAGAAGCAATTGCGCAACTTCCCGCTGGTCCTGGTATTGCTCGGGCACAGTCTCTGGCACGGCTTTCCGATGAAGCCTTTGATATGTTTATCAACGAGGTGGTTCCTGAGCGCTTTGCCGAGCTTGTCGGCCGGATGGTAGAAAATCCCGAGCTTCACGCGGCTATGATGCAACTGCTCAGGCGCACTGGAGCTGACACAACAGCCCAGGCTGAAAGCATTTTAAGCCAGGCGCTCCAAGCTCCAATATCGCGCGAAATAACTGCCGATCTTTTTGGTGAACAAGAGATTGTCGAAAGCCTTTACATCGAGCGCGCGAAAGTTTTGGAAAGCGCCATGCGGATTATGCGAGATGATCGCAGCGTTTTCCGCACACTTGACGAGCGGGCCGAGCGGATCCAAGGGGCAGGCGCTAACCGCCTCGACACAGCCACAAACAAGAAAACACGGCAACAGGTTGAACAAGCCCTAGCTGCGGTGCAACGGCTGGCACACCGTGCCGGGCCAATATCGGAGGCGTTGAACAATGGCGCGAAAATCTACAAAGAAAACGGCCGTCTCAAAGACGCAGCCCAGCGAGTTGCAGATGCTGTCAGACAAGAGGTTGAACGAAATGGCCTCTCTGGGGCGGGAAATGGCGTTACTGGACGCATTGCAGAACCTACGCGTTCGGGCACAACGGCACCTGATACCCTCGAAGGGTTCTCAGACCCGGTAAACGGAGAGGGTGCCAAGGCACAGATCGAAGCCACGCGGATCCAGCCAACACCAGGGCCTAGAATTGACCGCTTGCCAGAAATGGACATGGCCGAGGCCGCGCAGCTGGAGGCTGGCCTAAAGGCAGGTCAGGCAATCCGCAACATAGATGATCTAATGGCACGGGCGGCACCCAATCACCTAGAACTAGGGCGGCAAATTGCCGTTGCGGCCAGAGATAGTGGAGTGACTGCAAGAGCTGCACCGCTAAAAGAGCGTGAACGCACCGAGGCAAAGATAAAAGACAAGTATGCGGGCGATGCAAACCGAGTAACTGACGTTGCGCGGGGTGGTGTTGAGGCCGCTACACCAGAAGCCGCCGAAGCGTTTGTAGAAATACTGGCACGACGCTACAGGGTTCTTGATGAAGGCTGGAACGTGGTCGATGGTGGATATTTTGACCGCAAGCTGACGGTAGTTTTTGACGATGGGCAGCTGGGCGAGGTTCAAATTTGGGTGCCTGGCATGTTCGAGGTCAAAGAGGCGCGCGGCCATAAGCTTTATGAGACTTACCGCGACGCGTCACAGACTGATGCCGACCGTGCGCAAGCACTGGCCGACATGGAAGCTCTTTATTCGGGGGTTATGGACAAGCTACCAAATCAATGGCGTGCTTTGTTAGGTCAGGAAACACCTGGGACAGAAGCGCCGAGCTTGGCCACGACCGAAACAAACATTTCCTCGTCAACCTCGGGCGATCCTTCATCTCCAAGAACCTCAGACGGCTTGACAGCAGACCAGTCGCCATCTGTTCCAAGTAACAGCATTGAACCAGGTTCCGGCTCCACAGCCGGAATGGATCGATCAACTAGAAAAAATCTCATGGGGGATACCTCCTCTCCAGATATAGACAACGCTGGTCGCAGTGTCAACGTAGAGCGCCAGTTTGGAGACTACACCTTACGAAAGTTTGACAGCAACAGGTATGCTGCGTTTCAAAATGGCGTTGAGGTTGCGCATATGGTCCTGGAAGATCAGGGCCAAACGCGCGCAGTTTTTGGCATGTTTGTTGATGCGAGCCACAGGCGCAAAGGGATCATGTCGGCGCTGCACGATTTTGCGCGCGACAATGGCGAAGAAATAGAACCGTCGGTAAATCTGACATCTTTTGGGCGTCTTTTTTACGCAGGGAAAATGCCAGAAAAAATGCAAGGCCGAGCTGAATTTGACTTGCGCGACGTGATCGGGAAAACCGTCATACACAAAGGCGAGGAATTTATTTTAGACGCGGCCTCGGGGCGTATCGTTATTTTGCGGATGCCTAATGGTCAAACAAAAGCAGTTCCAGCAAATGAAATAACGCAAGCGCGCGTGCAAACAGAGCGCACCAGCGCAGGCGATCAAAGCCTGTTTGACGGGATTGAGCCGATTACCGAGCGGACGCGGCTAGATCAACGCATGGCTGAGCCGTTGGGGCGTGGCGGTGGTGCAACCGATGATAGCCAAATAGGCGGCATGTTTGACACTAACGATCCTAGTCGGTTCGATCTGTTTGACGCTGTGCCGGTAGCGCGTGGCTTTGATGAAAATGGCAATGAGATTGCCGTGGTCAAATCTCGCGCCGATCTTGCGGCCGAGATGGATGCGGATGATGATGCTGTTGCGATCCTCGATATCTGCGTGAAAGGTTAAACGATGAGCCTAAGAGACTGTATCAATCGCGCAGTGGCTGGGGGAGAGATGGATCTTGCCCGAGCCGAGCGCATCATTCGGACCTACGACAGTGAGTTCAGCGAGCTTCGGCGCAGCATGGGTGACACGCAAGCCGAGGTCGCGGCCGCGCGATCTGTTGCTGAAAGGGCCAGGGCCGAGGCCGCAGAAAAACGCCGCGTGATGCAGCTCCAGGCCGCAGCAACTCAGCGCCAGGTTCAGCGCCTACAGCAACACACCAATATCAGGGGCGTTCTTGACCCGGCGCAATACATGCAAGACGTAGTTTCCAACACGCGTGGCGCAGGCGGATCAACTCTCGGCGGAAAATATGAGGCTGTTCGGCGTGGGTTCCGGCGCGAGATGGGCGATGCTGTCCAATCGTTTCGCGCTAACCTTCTCGGGATGCGGCGCAATCAGGATCTTATGGACGATATGGGCCGCGCTGCGTTCGGGGAAACCGTTTCAGATCCGCAAGCAAATGGCCTGGCACAGACCTGGGCGCGCGTAGCCGAGCGTGGCCGACTTCGCTTAAATGCGGCTGGGTCTCACATTGGAAAGCGGGCCGATTGGGGCTTGCCGCAAATGCACGACACGGCGTCAGTCAGGCGCTCAACATATGAGGACTGGCGCAATTCAATCCTTTACAAAAACGGCAAGGATCCGAGCGGAGGCTATGCCCTAGACTTGGACACAATGGGCCGAGACTACAACAACGGAACACCCTTCACAGCTCAGACGCTGGAGGTTCTGTTGAAAGACGCGCATGAAGCTATCCGAACAGATGGATATTCCAGGCGATCACCAGCTGCTCGATATGGGTCGGCCATGTACAACCGACGGGCTGACCATCGGTTTTTCAAGTTCGCCAGTTATGACGATTGGAAGCGCTACAATGCCAAGTTTGGCAGCAACAGCGATGTTTTCCGCGTGATGATGGGGCACCTCGACAACGTGGCGCTTGACGTTTCGTTGATGGAGGAGCTGGGGCCAAACCCTTTCAACACCTTTCGATATCTCGCGGACGCTGCGCAATCTATTGCAAGCCGTTCCCAAGAGCCCGACGCACTAAAGAACGCCAGGGCCAAAATCAAAACCGCTGACAATATGATGGACCTATTCACGGGCCGCTCAAACATGCCGCAAAATGACAAGGTTGCGCGCGGCGCTTCGGCGCTTCGCAATTACCTGACAAGCGCGCACCTGGGCTCGGCCATAGTCTCCAGCCTAACAGACTTTAACACCCAGCGGATTTCTTCCAGCTTCGTTGGTATGAGCCAGCTGGGTTTCATGCGACAGCTGGGACGGCTTGCCACGTCTAAGGAGATGCGGGCTCAGGCAAACGAGGCCGGGCTTATCTTTGAAAACGCTGTCGATATAGGCAACGCGGTTGCTCGGTTTGAAATGGAGGAGATGCACGTCGAGGGTGCTGCACGGCTGGCAGACTTTACCATTCGCGCATCAGGTCTTGGCTGGCTGACTGAGGTTCAAAGGCAATCTTTTGGGCTTGAGTTCATGTCACAAACAAACAAGTGGCGGGCCGGATCTTGGGCAGATCTTCCGGCGCGGACGCAGCGCATGTTTAATGATTATGGCATCAGCGAAAACGATTGGCCTACGCTCCAGCGTGCGCGCGAGCATGAGGCAAGCGGCGGGCTAAAGCTCTTGCGCGCTCAGGAAATTGAGGAGGCTGGCGATCCTGGCCTGGCTGATCGTTACTTGGAGGCAATGACCAGCCTGATTGAGTTCGCTGTACCATCAACTAACCTTTACGGCAAAGCGATGGTGATCGGCCGCACTCAGCCCGGTTCACTTTCTGGCGAGATGGTGCGGTTTGGTATGCAGTATAAGAGCTTTCCGGTGACACTGCTTGTCACGCAGTTCGGCCGCATAATGTCTGAGGCTTACCAGGGCAGGCCAGGCTCGGCGCTTTCCTATGCGGCTGGCCTTATGGTTGGAAGCACGATCCTCGGCGCCTTGGCAATGCAGATTAAAGAAATGATTAAGGGCCGCGATCCGCGTGAAATGAATAGCGTCAAGTTTTGGTCGGCGGCTATGGCGCAAGGTGGTGGCGCTGGTATCTTTGGCGACTTCCTCTTTGCAGACGTGAACCGTTTCGGCGGCGGTGTTGCGGAGACCCTGGCCGGGCCCGGCGTGGGCTTTGCTGACGACATGCTCAGGTTTACTGTCGGCAATGCGCGCGAGCTGGCAATGGGCGAGGACACACGCGCTGGCCGCGAGCTGGTGGGATTGTTGCGGAGTTACACGCCAGGCGGATCGCTTTGGTATGCTCGTCTTGCCTATGAGCGCGAGGTTCTGGATCAGATCCAGCAAGTGATCGACCCAGAGGCCGCGCGATCCTTTCGCAGTCGCGTTCAAAACGCGCGGCAATACGATACTGAGTTCTTCGCGCCTCCTGGTTCATCTGCTATAGAGGGCAGAGGACCATTGCGGGCACCAGATATTTCAAACGCGTTCGGGAGATAAGACATGGCCATTGATGAAAATGATCTTGTGGTGGGCCCACTAACTCCAGCATCAGGCGTTACAACAATCTCGCTTGATTTCTATTTTGAGAATGACGGCTGGTTAGAGGTCTACAAGTCAGGTTCAGAAACGGCGCTGGTCATTGATACTGATTACACCGTTACAGGTGAAGGCACAGTAACCGGCGTTTTGACGCTGATCGTTGCGGCCGATGGTGTTGACGCCTATTCGGTTTACCTGGTTGTGCCCTTGCAGCGATCAAGCGACATGCAGTTGCGGGGCGAGTTCAAAAGCGGGCCATTTAATACAGAGATGGATCGACTTTGGCAGGCGGTTCAAGGGCTCAGGACAACACTGAGCCAAACCTTTAGAACTGGTCGAACATCGACAGCCGTTGCCGCGCTCTTTTCTGAAAGCATTGCGGCGCGAGCTGGTCGCGTTCTGCGTTTTAACGACGATGGTTCTGGGCTCTTAGTTGGTCCGACTGTCACGACAATTGATGGCGCGGTCGTGTCGGCGGCGGCTGCGGCGGACAGTGCCACGGCTGCGGGCACCAGTGAGACCAACGCGGGCAACAGTGCCACAGCAGCGGCAAGCAGTGCCACGGCTGCGGGCACCAGCGAGACCAATGCGGGCAACAGCGCCACAGCAGCGGCAAACAGTGCCACGGCTGCGGCTACGTCTTACGATGATTTTGATGATCGATACCTCGGGGCCAAAGCGTCCGACCCGACGCTTGACAACGACGGGGGCGCGCTGCTCACGGGTGCCCTGTACTACAACACCACTGTCAACGTGATGCGTGTTTATTCAGGTTCTGTTTGGCTTGCAGCGTATGTGTCTGATGCTGGAACTTTACTGGTTGCTCAGAACTTAAACGATCTTGACAACAAAGGCACCGCGCGGACTAACTTAGGGGTGGCAATCGGTACGGACGTGCAAGCGCAAAACGCAAAGCTCGCTGCCCTTGCCGCGCTAAATGCCACAACAGGCATCGTGGAGCAGAGTGGGGCAGACACGTTTGCGCGTGTTGCAAAGCCTGCCGGAGCTTTGGTAGGCACCACGGCAACACAAACCCTAACCAACAAAACTCTGACAACTCCAGTCATAAACGTCACAAGCGATGCGACCGGCGATCTTTATTATCGCACCGCTGCTGGATTGTTTGAACGCCTTCCAATCGGGACAACAGATGAAGCGTTGAAGGTTGTTGGCGGTTTACCAGCGTGGGCGTCAGCGCCTGCAAGCCCGGTCAAGGCGTGGGTCAGCTTTAATGGGACTGGTTCTGTGTCAATTTATGACAGCTTTAACGTGTCAAGCATCACCGACTTGGGCACTGGTTCTTATCAGGTCAATTTTACGACCAATATGGCAAACATAAACTATGGTGTTACTGCCTCTTGCCAGTCTGTTACAACTAGCAACGCATACTTTATCGGCATTCACAGTATAAATGGAGTTAGCTTTACCGCCCGCGCCCCGCAGGTGGGGAGTTTTACAATTGCGGTCACAACGCGCGGCAATGCCTCCATTGACAGTCCAATAATTTCTTTAGCAGTGTTTGGATAAGACATGACACAGAAGCGCATAATCTATCAAACACCACAAGGCGGAACTGCCATAATCATTCCGGTTGCAGGCTGCGGGCTTACCGTTGAACAAATTGCAGTAAAGGACGTGCCAACCGGCGCAGCTTACAAAATTATTAATGCTTCAGATGTACCAACCGACAGAACGTCACGCGACTTTTGGACGGTTAACGCAACAGACCTAACCGACGGAGTGGGCGCATGAATATCATTGCAATAAACGCGCAAGACCCGCTGATTGCATGGCGTGAAACACACAGCATCCCGATCAAGGAATTTTGCCTTAATCTTTTTGATGTTGGTCGGTTGCCATTTCAAGAAGCAATTGATGCTGCTCGCGGCATATGGCCTGCAACTTTTGATGCTGGTCTCGGACGTTTAACCGAAAGGCAAAAGGTTTCAATTCAGCTAGAGTTTGCCGTGGCGGATAGCGTTCGTCGCAACCATCAAATGATCGCCCTGTTGAAGCAGCTAGAAGTTGTCGTGAACGGTGTAACCATGCCGCCAATGACTGACGCAGAAGTCGATGCGCTGTTCGGGTGGGTCGCGCCGTGAGCTTGGCAGACAGAATAGAGCAGTTTCAAGGCGCGTTCAGTGCCGCCGCTGCCGCCGGTATTGTGTCGGTCCTGATCTCAGTGATGCGCCGCTCGTTTACAATTCAAAAGAAGATCGAGCTTTTAGAGCAGGACATAAGGCACCGTGACGAGCGCCGCATCGAGGACCGTAAGGCAATCGATATGGTTCACGCGGAGGTGATTGCGCTGCGCAACCACTTAATGAAGTAGGAGACCGAAGCTATGAACAAGATCTATGCAAGCTGGCGCGACTTCCCTATGGACCAGTGGCGCTGGCCCTCGTTCAGCCCAGAGGAGATGGCATGTCGGGGCACAGGGCGGCTTCGCATTGTCCCAGCGGCAATGGACAAGCTGCAAGCCCTGCGCGACATGCTGGGCAAGCCTATCATTATCAACAGTGCGTACCGCAGCCCCGAGCATAACGCAGCGGTGGGCGGCGCGCCCAATAGCAAGCACATGGAGGGACTTGCGTACGACGCGCGGATGGACAACCACGATCCGGCGGTCTACATCGCAGCCGCTCTAGCCGTTGGCTTCACCGCTATCGGCACCTATCCCCGGCAAAACTTTGTGCATGTGGATGATCGAGGCAGCGCGGCCAGATGGGGCGCAGCGTTTCCCAAGCAAGACGCTACGCCGGGTTTCACGCGTGAGGAGCCACGCGC